TGCAAGTCTTGTAAACGAGAACCTGTAGACCAGCGTACGAATATACTGCCATTGTTCTTTTTGCTTATTACTGCAGCCACTGCAAGCTTTAGATTAGGCGCAGCAGGTTCTACGTTAATTAAACCACCTGGGGTTGTTGGGTCGCACCAAAGAATATCTCCCTCTTCGTAGTCTTCGGTGTTTATACCTTTAATCTTTCCGAAAACGGATACATAGCCATCGCTTGCACCTGCGATAGCTTGAAGAGTTATACCAAAGAATACATAACCTGGTAAACTGCCGTCGGAAATCATAGGGGCTACTTTTAGCCTGCCGCTTGCTCCTAGAGTACCGGCAAATCTAACAGCAGTTCCTTTTGGTATCTCAACTGTGTTACTTGCATTGCGACATAGTACTACAGTCTCTTCTCCAATGTAGTTTACTATTGAATCTTTACCTAGAGCTATCGTGCCTTCATCTGCATTCCAAGTAAGTTGCCCTTTAGTAGGTTCAATACTAGTAGTTAAGTCGAAGCTCAGAGCATCGACCTCGGGGGTGGATGTCCATCTTGTGTGATAATCAGCGCCGCTGGCTTTTTCGAGTAAATCACGTGCTACGCCACCAGGCGCAACAACCCCACGCTGGATTTGAATGCTCGCAAGCTGCGTGACAGGTACGACGGAGACACCTTGGGCGCTCGTCACTACTACAGATGCTGTTTGCGTTGTAATAGTTACGGATGTCATGCTGTATAACCTTCTGAGACATAGATAACGCCCTCGATCCAGTAATCTCGAATTAGAGCGGGTGTCTCAAGCAGAACGTCATAGTACGCCTCATCGGGAAAGGTTGCAGTTTGCTGGTCAGTTAGGGACATTTCAACTTGTCCTGTAGCGCGATCCGTATATGTAACTGACCAATCAGCGTATTTGACTGTTCGTTCTCGGTTCCACGCCTGGGCGTAAACTGTCCATCCAGTTAAATCAACAGCAAATCCACTGTCGTCTTTGAACTGTAGCGACATGCTGTAGTCAGCTCTACGCTGTAAAGTAAAGTCATGTCTGCCTGGTTGGATTTTTCCTGGTTCGATTGCCATAGTGAAGGATCTCCTTGGCTGAGGCTAGATGAACGGAGCGACGCTTTGCAGTAGCGACGTAAATTAAGTCGACGGAGGCTTCGGAGCGTCAGACCAAGGTGAGCGGATGGTCATGGCACCGCCCAAAAGGCGGCTTTTACCTGTTTGTAGATCATCGTTCACTGGTTCGTGATCCACAAAAGGTTTTGGTGCTAACGGCTGATCCGCTAGCCACGCATCTATGGCACTGTCTATGCGTGGCTTTATAGTCAGCGCTTTGGGAAAACCACCTTCAGTGCTTTAAGGATGAGCTGAACCCAGCTGTTCTCCTTAATGGGAAGCAGTGTGATAATTTCGCTGCCTGCTGCTACCAGAATCGCCAGGACAGTTGCTGTAGTTGGATCCATGGCTATGAGTGGTTAGGTCTCCCTTCCAGTTTAGATACCCGTTGCTCCACGGTCGAAAGCCTGCTGAAAGTCTCTTTTCTGTCTTCTTTGATGTCGTGGTGTAAGACCTCGAGCTGAGTGCCGATGTGCTCTACCGCACTCGTGAGTCGTATAACCGCATCGCGCGCAGCCTCATTTCGTCTCCCCGAGCTCGCCGCAGTCATCGCGGCAACTGAGATGGATGCTCCGGCCACTGCCGCGATGACTTCAATCATGGCCGCAGTGGCTTCAGCTACATACTACCGACCTTGACCACGCCGCAATTTACGTGTACCCCGAGGGCGGCTGCGTGTGCCATTACCCTGCCGGGTTCGCTTGGGTTTACCTGATTGATTTTCGACTCTACCCAGGGCGGTTTTTGATTTAACGGCCACTACAGATCATCTGGTGGGGTAATTGCCACTAGAGCATAGGCCAGGAACATGCCGGCTAACCAGGCGGAAAGTAGGAGTAGCCAAGACATAAAAGGGGTGCCCGGTGGTTGGTCCTCACGCGGTGCCAACCTCGCCGCAGCCAGGCATCTACGGACGCTTGCGATCTCTCGAAAAGATTGCTTGCGAATACTAGCCGATTACCTCGCCGCAGTGCCTAATTACGCTTCTCTTCGCTCAACTCCTGCTGCAGGTACTGCCGCAAAGCCCTGTCAGCAGGTGTTGGCTCAGGTTTCAGGTCGATCTCGAGGATGCGAAGCTTGATCTGCTTTGCGTAATACTCCTCCAGCTGCGCCCTTACCTCAGCGCTTTTGGCGTAGCGCGTTTCAACGGCGATTGTGGTGCCCACAACTGCTGTGAGCACCGCCACCGCTGCACCGATGGTGGTCAAGTGCCGCTCAATCACCAGCGAAAATGCGCACCGGGCTGGCGGGTGTCACCAAGTAGGTGTCCCAGCCGTCAGGCAGGCCGGTGGTGAACTTGGCGTTCACGTGCCAGCCGGGCAGCACAACGGGAGGCGTGATCACCTCTCCGGTGTCTGGATCCCACTCTCCGCCCTCGGTGATGGTGCCGATCACATCAAGGATGTGGGTATGGGAGAGCAGCAGCGGGCGCGGGGAGTCGTCGTCGATCCAGAGGCCGGCGTGCATGCAGGCAGCTTGGAAGATGCCTTCGTGCTCAAAGCGCAGAAAGTAGGTCATGGCAGGTCAGGGATGGCATCAGGATCGACAAAGACGTAGCCCAGCTCTTCGGCGCGGGCCTTGGCTTCATCTTCGTCGGTAAACAGCTCAACAGTGCGAGGAGTTTCTAGTGCAGTGCCTGCGGTCATCTCGCTGTACTGGAGGTAACCATCATCGCTGTGGATGATGGCGTAGGTCAGCTCGGTAAAGGTGTAAAGGGCCATGATCAGGGGTTAAATGTGATGGTCCAGCCTCGGCCAACCAAGGCGTTGTATGCATTGGTGGCTGCAGTGGTCCAAGTTGACTGGGCTGCGTTGGTGCCACCTTCGAGGCTGAGGTTGCCGTTGCTGGTGTTGGCAGTGTTGATGCTGACCAGGATGTTCTCGATTGATGCAGCGGTCAGGGCGCAGCCTTGGAATGCCTGCAGATAACGGGTGCAGGTGGTGTTGTTAAAGAGGTTGGCGGGGAAGTTAGCGAGGTTGCTGCAGCTGAGCCAAGCACCGTAAAACCCACTCAAAACAGTTGATGCGTCAGATGCTGATCCCGTAGCTGAATCAAAGTCAAGAGAGGGGAAGGCTGTCAGGCTCGTGTTGGCGTACCAAGTCTGGCCAAAATTTGTGCCCGCTGAAGTATTGATTGCTGGAAAGCTTGCAAGGCTTACGCATACGTACCAAGCCCTAGCAAAGTCAGTCCCTGAGGAGGTATTTAGAAGCGGAAAACTTGCAAGGCCAATGCAATCGCGCCAGGCTGAATTAAAGCTTGTGCCGTTTGATGTATCTATCAAAGGGAAGCTAGTAAGAGAACTGCAGCCCAGCCAGGCAGACGCAAAGGACGTTCCAGAAGAAGTATTGATCAGCGGAAAGCTTGTAAGAGAACTGCAATTTGACCAAGTGCCAATAAAGCTCTCACCTGCAGATGTATTGATTAGCGGGAAACTTGTGAGACTTGAGCAGCCACCCCAGGCAAACCCAAAGTCTATGCCAAATGCAGTGTTGATCAAGGGGAAGCTGGTAAGGCTAGAACAGTTACGCCATGTTGAATTGAATCCGACGCTGGCGGCAGTATTGATTGCAGGGAAGCTTGTAAGGCTGGAACAGTTCTGCCATGCAGAATTAAAACTTAAACCGCTAGAAGTATCAATAAGCGGAAAACTAGTAAGGCCAGAACATCCATCCCATGCGCGGAAAAATTGCGTAACATTCTGCGGTTGACCACCTGCCGCCGTGAACGATGTAATGCTGCTGCAACCAGCCCATGCGCGAACGAAGCTGGTCGCTCCACTGAAATTAAACTGAGGGAAGATACCCGTGATGCTGCTGCAGTTGTAAAAGGCCTGCGTCCAGTTCGCCACCGCACTCGTGTCTGGCAAACTCGTGGTTCGTGCAACGCTGGAGAAGTCCAGCTGGCTGCAGCCGTAGAAGGCGTTGGCCATCGTGCTCGGGCTGAGGAACACATCGTTGCCATTGGCAGTTGTGCCCCATCGGACGATTTGCAATAGATCGGGTGCGCTAGAGCTGTTGTTGAACTGCAGGTTCTCCAGCTGGCCTTCAACAAAGATTGAATAGATGCCGGCGGCTGTATATGTCTTCGTCAGGCCAGGAGCGCCAAGCTCAGCAGCAGCGTTCTCAAGGCCGGATTCAGTCTGATCGCCCCAAGTAATCACGATGTCGTTGTCGTTGGCGACGCTTTCGGCGGGCAGCTCAAACACCTTGTCACCGTCAGCAGCAGCGCCTTGGGTGTTGATTACGATCGACAGCGAACCAGCAGGGCCGGTAGGCACGAACGTATCAGCATTGATTGGATCGAGTTCGCTGCGCACCAGTGCCTCGGCTACTGCAGGCGTCAGCTCACCGGACCACAGGTACACGCTGTTGATATAGCCGTTGAATGCCTTGTTCGGATCTACAGAATCGTGGCCAATCGAGAGCTTGTTAAGGTCAGTTGGAACTAAGCTGCTCAGCGATGTGGCGAAGCGTGCAGTGCTGCTGCCGTACTGATAGTTTTGCGAGCCGTACGTGATGATATTGCGCTCTCGGTCGGTAGTGGGCACCGGCAACGGCAGGGATGATTTGCTAGTGCCGTCGTAGTTGGCGATCAGCGCCACCGAGTTGTAGGTAGCAGCGTTGGAGAAAAACCCGAGGTCGATCTTGTCGTTGCTGCTGTTCTTGAGGGAAAGCAGCGTGTCGTTCTCGCGGGCACTGATGGCGCGGGCGTCGATGTAGACGGAGCCGCTAGAGGGGAGAGAGGACTCGACGGAGAGGAGATCGGCGGCGCGGGTGACTTGTGAAGATGTGGTTGCGATATATGAAGTGGGGCCATCGCTCTGTTCAAGTTGAGCGCCCCATATATAAACACCTCCACCTCCCGGTGTGTAATTTGATGAGCCATCGGATTTGGTTGGGAAAATAACAAAGCCAGTGCTAACGGTGGAAACTGCGGTGTACGAAACCGAACACCTATACCAAGAGTCGCGAAATGCCTGGATGCTTGCCCCTAAGACTCCAGTGCCTATAATAGTCCCAACTTGGCCAGTTTGCATGTTGAACCATACGAAAGGCTCGGTTGGAACTTGCGGCGAAATTAGTGCGCTAATATAGTCATATTCTGTTTGTCTTTTGGCAAAAAAGCTAAAAGTATAGCTATTCCCGGCTGTTACGTTAACGAACTGTCGCGAGTATCCGTTAATGGTACTGTTGGGAATTATGAGATCGGCCGTGGTTGTCCCGTCAGGCGCAACAGCGGCATTCGCTGTAATGCTAGCCCTAATCTTTTGCCATACTGAGACGTTCTGCCCAGAAGAATACGTGAATAGATTAGTTGCTTCTGGCTGTATAAGTAAGCCCCGCTCGTCTCCCGTGATCGGATCATACTCAAAGCGTGGGGTACCAACGGCTCCGGTTGTGATTAGGCCGTCGCGGTCTACATATGTTCCGATCGAATCCCTCGTAAACTTAAACCTCGGGTCAATACGCTGCGACGCCCTCGGGTCCAGCAGCAGCTGGGGGCGTTGATCGTAGAAAAGCTCTTTGATGGCCATGGTGAGGAATTAGGCGGTAGTGGTGGACTTGATGATCACGAAGTTGAGAACCACCGCCTCAGACAGTGATCCAGCGGTGAGGTTGCGCAAGACCATACTCACCGAGCCGCTTGCGATGTCCAACGTACTGACCGAATAAGCGCCAGCTGTAGCGCCGGACTTAATGCTGACAGCGACAACATCCTGCGGGCTGATCTGGCTATTGGTAAGCGTAAACGCAACGGCTGTATTCGCAGCCAATGCCGCGCCATTCATTGTTATCTCACCGCAAGGCGTGTTCAGCTCCACGCCCGTAGCTTTGTCGGTCAGCTGCGTAACACTGCCGCCGCCCTGGGCGTAGCCGCACCACTCATCGACAAAAGCCATCCGGCCCAGCAGCCCGGCGACTGGCACCTCATCTGCATCGGTGCCCACCTCGAAGCTGAAATCCTTGGCGCTCAGCAGCGAGTTGTACTCTCGCCAGTAGTTCAGGCCAAGGTTGGTGATGGCCTTCGGCTGGTTGTTGTCCAGGATCGCCGCATCAGTGGCCGGAACCGATGTGCCCTCAATATCGGTCAGCGTGGCCAGTGATACCGGGCCAAGCGGCGAATCAGCAGATGACAGGTTGGCGCTCAGCGTGAAGTTGGCCTCTCCCGTAATCGTGATGTCGTTGAAGAAGCTCTCGCCCTGTGCTGAGATGCCGTTCGGGAACTCAGTAACAGGGTCTTCATCCACATTCGCCAGTGCAGTCAGGCTTTGGGTCTGGCCGGTGCTCAGATCCTCAATGCCATTGCTCTTGACGATGAATCCCTCTTCGTTGAAGCCCGAGGGGTAGACGCGGCCGCCAAGCTCGTTTGTGAAGTAATAGGTGAACTTGTTCAGCGCACTCAGCGTCTGCTGCACCGCTGGGAAGCCCTTCGAGTAATTGAGCGTGCCAGCCCACTCGAAGGCGTGGGCGAACAGACGCAGCACAGAAGGCCGGCGGAACTCGGTTGCCCAGCAGTTGCGCTCGGTGGCCAAGCCGCCAGATGGCGCAGTCGGGAACTGCGTGGTGTTGTTCACGTCACGCCTGCGATCAGCAGCCACCCGTGGCTGCAGCGCTGCGTGGGCAGCAGCTGAACTGAAGCCCAACAGCAGAAGCAACGAATAAGCGCCCTGATAGTCGTTGCTGCTTTGGTACTGATCTTGGATTGATGCCTCAACCACATCAGGAGTGCCGTCAGTCCACAGCGTTGTGAAGTTGAAACCCAGTGTTGTGCTGGCCTGCTGGTTTGCTGTGTCGTTGTCGAGCACCAAGCTGTAGCTCTGGTTGTCGAGCTTCTCATCGGCTTGGTGAGCGCTCGGCATGTGAACGTAGCTCTCCTGCCAATCAGCAGCAGCAGGGCCACCGCTGGCCGCTGTCGTCAGATCACGCAGCGCGGTGAAATGCTTTTCGTTGTATTTGACCGTGGTGCCAGCGCGGTAGAACGTGTTGTTCGCAAAGGTGATGTTTGGATTGCTGCGGCGCAGCTGCACCTCCTGCGTGTTGTATGTGCCACCTAGTGCGAACTGCGGATAGACCGAAGTATCAAAGTCGATCGCCGATACCGTCGTAACGATCAGCGGATCGCTTGTAGGCAAGGTGCCATTCACATATGGATCGACATCGCCAAACAACGTTGCCGGTGTTGGATCCAGCTGCAGCACGTACTCACGCTGCACCAAGCGGGTCGGCACCTCGGTGGCGAACATGCCGATCGCCAAGCGCCGTTCTGATGCTGTGCGGTTGTCGATCAAACGCCGCACGTAGACGCGGCGGCCGATCGCTCGGTTGATGCTGCTGTTCTGCGGGATGCCGGGGCTAACGCCGGTTTCATCCTGCAGAACGTCTTTGATGAGAATCCGGTCGGAGTCGCTTGTGCTCCAGGCATTTGCGGCCAGACGTGCCCGCCAATCAGTGCCGTTGGGGTTCTCGACCCAGATGTAGCTGTCCTCGCGCAACGTGTAGCCGAGATCGCCGAGGATCTTGGGCACCGTCGTCGAACCATCAGCGGCCACCAGTGCCTCGTTCAGATCAAAGCGGAACTGCCCATCGGCATAGCTGTTGATTGAGCCGAGGAAATACTTCTGAATGTTGCCGGTCTTTTCGCTCAGATTGAGCGGCACCTTGAAATATCCAATGCGCCACTCTTTGTCCAGATCGAATGCTGCAGACTTGTAGCCGCTTGCGATGGCGACGCAGCCACCGAACGAGCTGTTGCTATTGGTGATCGAGACTTCGCCGCCGCTCTCAGTGGAGTGGTGAACGCCCTGGCCGATGGCGAAGATCGAAACCTCTTGGATGAAGGCGTTATTGATCGCACGGATGTGGTAGCTGCGCCGCGTCGGCTTCATCCGAACGTCGTTCGGGTCGCTGCTGATATAGGTGGCATAGTTCGGCATTGCGACCCAGGTGGTGCCGTTGTACAGCTCCCAGCTGGTCATGTCCTTTTGAAGGGACACACCCGTGTAGTTCGCGGTTACCATCGACCGCAGACCTTCAACCTTGGCGCCATCAGCATGGATGCCGCCCATGCCGTACTCAGAGCGCACTGAGCAGTTGAAGATGTAAGGCGACGCAGATGAGGTGGTGTCCCAGTCCTCATCGGGCGTGTCGTCAATCGGGCCGACGATCTGGTACTCAGTGGGCCGGGTGACGGTCAGCGCATTGCTGAGGTTGGCCGGGCTGCCGACGTAGGTGCGGATCTTCGTGTAGAAGGCATCCAGCTCAGCCTCACTAGCAAAACCAAAACCGCTCAGTAGGTGGTGGCTGGTGGTGCTGTTGATCTTGTCGAAGAAGGTAAAGCCGAAAAAGTAGCCAGTGCCAGTGATCTTGAAAATCTCGCTGCGGTTGCTGCGGTCTGCCAGCTCATCGGCAGGCGTTGGCACATACGTTGGGCGGAATGTGCATTTGCGCAGATCAGGACCGCACAGCGAGCACCCACGGGGCAGGAGGATGCCGCCATTGGTCGGGTTGTACTTGATCAGTTCTTCCGGTGTTGGCTCGTAGCCATCCACCCATGTGATCGGGGTGCCGCTGCCGGGGTCGTTGTAGACCGTGTGGACACCAGGCGCCAAAATGATCGACACACAGTCGAGGTGCGCCTTCGGATCTGTGATCGTGTACCAGTTCTTGCTGGTGATGATCGCGGCCTCGATCACCGCACGGTTGATCGTTTTGAACGGGCGCTGTGGGCTGAAGCCGCATGTGAGACGCTGCTGATCCAGGCGCTTCAGCTTTGCCTCGATGATCTCTGCATCGGTGCTGCCAGGTGGCGCCTCATAAGTGTTGTAACTGCCGCCCGCGAAGGTGTCTTGGCCGGTGTATGGGTTGACGTACAGCGTGAAAGGCGCCGTTAGTGGGTCAATCTGTTGCGCACTGCCGGCCGCGACATTGGCGACACCGGCCACCTGACGCATCAGGTCGTTGAGCGTGGCGATCTGAGCCCTGAACTCCGCCTGCGTGGCGTTGATGTTGTCTAGGGCGCCAGCAGCACCAGCAAGCTCAAGAGAGGCCACGCCACTTCAGTCACTATCTGCCAGAAGTCTACCGACGGGCACTAGGCAAACTTTAGTTTGATCTCGCCGGTCACAACGAAATCTGTAGAACCCGCTATCAGTTCACCTGAGCGCACATTGATTCGCGAATTGGTGAGCAGCAGATCGCAACCGTAGTAGGCGGTGCTGCCGATCTGCGGCGAGACTGGAGTGCGCTCCTTGTAGAGGTAAAACCTCGCGCTGGCCTTGGTGTTGCGTTGAGTGAGCAGCACTATGCGCAGCAGGGTCGCGCTGGTCTGCTCGCCGGCTTGCAGCTTGTTTTCGACCAAGAACTGAAGCGAACCTGCGCCACGCACCAATGCCTTGGAGTTCTCACCAAAGGTTTCGCCAATGGCTGTCATGTCGAGATTGGCGGCATCCACATCAAGCGCCCACTCAGTCAGCTCACACTGGATCAGCCAACCTCGGCCGTCTGGGTCTTCGGAGATGGCAGTGATAGCGGCCGGCACTGCAGTCACTGTTTCAAGCAGCTGGTTGTCGCTAGGTAGCGTCACATTCGCAATGCTTGCAGCTGCGCTGCCAATGGCTGCTAGGTAGTCAGGGTCGCTGCTATAGCGGGCCACGACAAAGTTGACCGTTGAAAATGGATTGGCAGGGATCTCGCTGCTTGGGTCTAAGTTGTACGCGCCAAGCTCTGAATCAAACAACCTAAATCTGCCTAACTCATCTACATTGATGTAGCCATCAGTGAACTCGCTGATTGGGCTGCTGTCGTAGAAGGCGACTGAATTATCGGCCTGATAGTAGTTGGCATTCGGCCCGGTTACGTGCAGGCGGGCTTGACTCAGCACAAAGATGCCGCCGAAGTACACGCCAGAGCCTGGTGGGTTGCCGCCTGCGTACGGTGAACCGCCGGGGAAATTCAGAACAACGCGGTCCCCGGTCCAGTAGTCCGGGTTCCCAAGGTTGATGCGCGATGGGCTGACTGAGTGAATGGCTGCCGCCGCTGCAAGCGCCATCGGCTCCGGCCACTCTCGGCTCAGTTCGAGGATGCCGCCGTTGCCGAGGAGTGCCATCAGAACGAGCCGGTAGGGCTGCCGGAGATTGTGAAGCTGATCGGGACGGTGATTAAATCACCAGCGCTGACGCCTGGGCCGACAGCAGTGATCAGGGCATCCCCTGAAATGGTGCCATCGCTGCTCCCCGTGTTTAGCACCAGCTGCAGGCCTGAAAGTGTCTCGGTGTTTTCAAGGATCTGCTGCATCAGATCGGTTGTGGCCGTATCGGCTGGGTCGTAAAGCAGGGTGCCGCTGCCGCTGGTGCTGCGGATACCGTAGGCGTAGGTTCGGTCTGTCTGGCCCACACCTGTGGTTTCCAGCGCGTCGCGGCTGATGTCCAGCCGCACGTCACGCACCTTGGCGATCGTGGTGTAGGTGGCGGCGCCGCCCAGCTTGAATTTAAGGAGCGCCGTGGCGCTGGTCTTGACGGCCATCGGTCCGCTGTGGTTTAAGTCAGTCTAAGTTCAGCGACAAGATTCACTCTCACGCTTGAGCGGTTTGGGGCGACGCTTTCGACGGTTGGCGGCTCTTCAGTGAAAAACCAGAGCATTCCTGCGTTGGTCGATGTTGTGTCGAGCCAGCCTCTCAAGTTGGTTGATGCGCCGTTGAAGATTGCAGACGGCAAAGTGAGATCTGTCACCGCACCTTGCGCTTCGTTGTAGGCGCCAACAATCAGCGCTGCGTTGTCGTCGGTGATGTTGCTGAACTGCAGCTGTAGCTGCGCTTGAGTTGGCTTGCTGCCCCAGAGCCGCCGTGTTGTCACGCCCGATTGCGTGGTCAGCCCAGTGGTGGGCCATCGCGGCGCAGTGAAGTTGCGGCTGGTGGGCTCGATGTTCGGGAATGCAACTGCCATTACTCAATCACCCAGCTTGAACCGCTATCAAACGCCTCGGCAAGTTTTAGGACTCCCGAGGAGTTTGTGGGCATGTGAACTGCCTCAATGCTAAAGGTGCCCTCTTCATCAGGTGTGACACGCTCGATCTGATAGGTGCGCACCTGCGTTGCAGCCTTCTTGACGGTGAACACCACGCCAGTAGGCGTCGCGGTGCCATCGCTGCTGATCACCAAGCTGGCGTCAGCCGGTGGGCTGCCTTCGGTGCCATTCCACGCGATCACGTCGTAAGTGCCAGGGAAGAGGGTCTGCGTGCTGACCACTGCGCCCTGAGCTGTGACCACGCCATTGTTGAACTCGTCGTATTGCGTCTCATCCATCGCCACTCGGATGTAATCGCTCGGGCCAAGCTTGGCCAGGGCACCTTCGTGCGTGGTGCGGAAGCTGATCACATGGGTCGGGATGCGCCGCATCCTGATGATGTACTTGGCGGCATCGATTGCCTGATCGCGGCTGGTCACGTAATCCGACAGATCAAGCGACTCAACCGGATCGGTGGCGCTGCCGAATGGTGCCACCTCGCGCACGAGCACCTCGCGCTCGGTTGGGAAGATGCCGGGGTTTGTTGGGTCGCTGCTGGCCCGTTCCTCCCGGTAGCGCACCGAAATCTGGATTGGCTCGCGTTCTTCGGGCTCTAGGTACTGCAGCTTGAAGGTGCCTTCGACGATATTGCCAGCGGTAAACAGGCCTTTGATCGGCACCGCTGTGAACTGCAGGGCCGGGCGCAAGTAGAACTTGCCGTCTGATTCGCCGAAGAGCAGCAGGTTGGCCGCTGCGGTGTCGGCTGCCCACTGGCGCAGGTTGACGCGATCAGCTTGGACGCCATCAAAGAAGTATTTCCGGCTGCTGCACCAGTCAGCGGCG